GAGGACAAGACCATGAGTGGCAACCGTCTTTTCGATCCCTCGACCTCGCTGAAGATCCGCGACCCGCAGGACAACGCGAGCCACAACGGGCAGATCGTGAACCCGCCCCGTTACATGGAGTTCGGCGGCCTGGATTCCGGCGGTGCGCGCGGCGTTCACAAGAACACGTTCGGCGTGAAGTCGCCGGCCGGCACGATTTCCAAAGTGCCGTTCAAGCACACCAAGTAACGCTACCTAGGGGGTAACGATCATGGCATCTCTCGAAGACCTTTCACCCGCGGAGCAGCAGGCTGCTGCTAACCTGCTGGCGTTCGTGAACAAGAATCCGGACATCGCCAAGCAGATTCGTCGCAAGGCGAAAGAGCAGGACCCGAACTTCCGGGCTCCGGACATCGAGATGGAAGACCAGCTTGCGGCGCAGGATGCTGCCCACAAGAAGGAAATCGAGCGGCTGGAGAATTCCCAGCTCGAGGCCCTTCAGTCGCGTCGGCGCGCGGAAGCGCACGACCGCATCCGCGCCGCAGGTCTTGTCCCAGATGATGTCGAAAAGGTCATGGTCGACCAGAAGATCGGCGACTACGACACGGCCATCCGGTACGTGCAGCAGGAGCGGGCGCTGGCGAAGCCGACTGCGGCAGAGATGGCGCCGCACTCGATGCCCGACAACAAGGACCTCTGGAAGAATCGGAATGCCTATGCGCGCTCCGAGGCTTTCAGCGCGATCAACGACCTCAGAAGCGGCCGAGTGGCTGCGCGATAATTTTCAACCAAGCTGCGGGGGCAGTGCGGCGCAACTGGAGTAAAGGATCATGGCAGTTTTCGGCAGCGGTATCGTTCCGGCGGCAGGCCCCATCGCCAACGAACTGACGTACGTCACGCGACGCGCGTTCATTCCCAAGATGGTGGTGCAGATTTACCAGGCATCGCCCACCATCGCGGCGCTGCTGGCGAATGCCCAGACCGCCTCTGGCGGCGTCTCGAGCGTGTCGGTCCCGGTTCAGGGCCAGCCGTTCGTCAACTCGCAGTGGACGGACTACTCCGGTTCGTTCAACCAGCCGCAGGCCCAGCAGGGCGCGTTCCTGGGCGAGTTCAACCTGAAGGCCATCGTCACCCCCATCCCGTTCCTGGGTATGGAAGGCGCGGTCCAGATGGACCATGCGATCATCCCGCTGATCGAAGCGCGTATGAACGACGCGACGAACAGCATGGTGGATGCCTTCTCGAACGCGCTGTTCAACAACGTGTCGAACAACCAGCAGCTCGTGGGCCTCAACGGCGCCGTCGACGACGGCACGAACCTGGTGACCTACGGCAACATCAACCGCACCGCGAACCAGTGGTGGCAGTCGAAGCTGTACAACAACTCGGCCGCCAACCTCACGCGCGCCAACGCGCTGAAGTACATCGCGGGCGCGCAGAAGTACGGCTCCGAGATGCCGACCTTCGGCGTCTGCGGCATCGGCACCTGGCTGGGCCTCGCGCAGGACGTGGTGTCCGCGGAGTCCTACCAGATCCAGCCGGGCAACGGGTTCGACTCGGACGCCGACCGTCCGCGCTCGGCTTTCCGGGCCATCGACGTTGCCGGCGTGCCGGTGTATGCAGACCCGTACTGCCCGGAAGGCACGGTCTACTTCCTGAACTCGAACTACCTGAACCTGTACGTTCACGATCAGGCGGCCTTCGCGTTCACGGGCTTCGAGTCGCTGCTGTCGAACTACCAGCTCGGCTACATCGGCGCGGTGCTGACCATCGCGGAGCTGGTGCTGACCAAGCCGAAGACCGCGGTGAAGATCACCAACGTCGGCAGCATCACCATCTAACGGAGTACAAGAGCCATGTCTGACCTCAAGATTGCAGTTCCGGGGCTCGACTACTTCCCGGAACAGTCGACGACGCAGTTCGTCATCCCCCTGGGCGCGGGTGCGACCTGGGTGAACTCGAACAACATCTGCACCATCACGACCAACGCGGCGCATGGTCTGACGTTCAGCCCGGCAGCCAACACGCTGCCGAACTACTTCATCCAGCTCGCCACGGCCGCCACGGTCCTGACGGGTACGGGTGTCCTGCTGAACCAGATCTTCCGCATCCTGTCGATTCCGTCGGCCACGACCTTCACGGTCTACTCGACGGTACTGACGGCGACGATCACCGGCACGACATTCAACCCGGTGTTCCTGCCGGTGTTCCAGTCGGCGCTTCTGTCGGGTGCTGCGAACCTGCCGCTGGGCACGACCCAGCAGTATTACGGTTCGGCCCAGTGCGTGAACCTGTCCCTGGGTGCCAACTGCGCGGTGCAGTACAACCCGGACAACACGTTCATCCCGCTGGATGCAACGGTCAACGGTGGCGTCACGCCGTCCGTCGCGCCGACCTTCCGCACGCTGCTGGCGGCTTCGGCCTCCGGTCAGATGCGGTTCGGCCCGCAGGACATCCTGATCGCCAACGGCACGACCGCGACCAGCCGTCTGTCCATCGTCGCGTAAGCGACAAAGCGTAAGGGGGAGTCATGAGTACGCTGGATTTGTCGGAGTACGTGCGAGTCACCAACCGTACCGGTGTCACCATCAGGGGCCGGTACGACGGTGTGGACTACATCTTCGAGGAGGGCGACGCGACGGATGTTCACCATCTGGCTGCGGCGCACATCTTCGGGTTCGGGCAGCAGGACAAGACCAACGCCTTCCTGCGTCTCGGCTGGCTCACAAAGGGCAGCTACGAAGAGGGCCTGGAGCGGTTGAAGGACATCCAGTTCGGGGATGTTCCTTCGCCCGCCGCAGACATTCAGGTGGCACGCGGCAAGAAGTCGCGGACCACGACCAAGACCGGCAGCCCAACCCCCCTGGCAGATGTCGGTGCGGAATCCGGGGAGGGGGCTTCGGCCTCTTCCCCGGCCGATGCCAAGGACGATGCCGAAGACGAGGAGGGGGCGGGGACTTTCTGATGCGGAGGTTGAGTGGCACTTTCGACGTACATCACTCAGGTCCGCAGACTCCTGCATGATCCGAACGGCCAGTATTGGACTGACGGCGAGCTGACCGACTACATCAACGACGGGCGCAACCGAATCTGCAAGGATTCGCGCTGCCTGCGTCAGCAGCTCGTCAACCTCGTCACCCTGACGGCGGGTGTTGAGCAGTACCTCATCTCGGCGCTCCCGCTCGGGTCGGTGACTCCCAGCCTGTCCGGTTACACGGTCATTGATGTCATGGGCATCAACGTCCTGTGGGGCGGCACGCGCATCAAGCTCACGCAGCTCGGGTGGGATCGGTTTGACCGGCAGTTCCGGTACTGGAACAACATGCAGTCGCGCCCGGTGTGCTTCTCGCGCATGGGGTCGCTGTCGATCTACGTCGGACCCCTGCCGGACCAGTCCTACCAGAGCGACTGGGACATTGCCCTCACGCCGCCGGCCCTCGTGAACGACTCGACCGCGGAGCCGATCCCGGACCCGTTCACGACGCCGGTCAAGTATTACGCTGCTTACCTTGCGAAGTTCAAGGAGCAGGCGATGGGCGAGGCCGACATCTTCAAGAAGATGTACGTGTCGCAGGCGAAGACCGAGATGGCGTCCTTCATGGGGCGCTACATCCCCAACCACTACGCATCCTGATGGTGGACAGCCATGCCGTCCCCCCAGAAGGAAACGCTGCAGAAGGGTGAGAAGAACGTCTCGACGAAGTACCTGAAGAACTTCAAGGGCGTCTACACCAAGGCGACCCGTGTTGCGATCCCGGAAGACAGCTTCTACGACCTCGTGAACATGATGCCGATTGGCGCGGCCAATCTGCACTCGATCCCTGACATCTCCTCGGCGCTGGTGGACTACTCGACGGACACGATCTACTGGATCGAGTACGCGAACATCAACAGCACCGACTACCTGATTTCCTTCGCCACGAACGGCAAGGTCTTCGCGTACAACATCGGGTCGAACACCAATACCCAGATCAATGCAGGCCACCTTCTGTCTGGTGGCGGCTCGCGCATGGATCAGTGGAAGAACCAGTACATCCTGTTCTTCGACACCAACGGGTACTACTCGTGGGACGGCACGACGTTCTCGGCGGCCATCACTGGCGGCATCATTCCGGGCTCCCCGTCGTCTCCGGACATCGCGGTGTTCTCAAACCGAGTGTGGCTCTACTCCGGTCGCGCCCTGTACGTGTCGGCAATCAACTCGATCACGGACTTCACGCTCGTCTCTGGCGCCATCACTCAGAACATCACCGACCCGCAGCTTCGCGGCGAGTCGACGCGCCTGTTCAGCGCCAACGGCTACCTGTACATCCTGGGCAAGTCGTCGATTTTCGTCATTTCGGACGTGTACATCCCGACCGGCGCAAGCCCGCCGGCTCCTGTGTTCTCGATCCTGAACGTGCAGGCGATTATCGGGTGCGACAACCCGGCTTCGGTGTTCGTCTTCAACCGCGACCTGTGTTTTGCCAACAGCTACGGCTTCTGGAAGCTCACGGGCGTCACCGCGGAGAAGATCAGCGACGACATCGACGGCACCTTCCAGTACCTCGACACGACATTCCCGATTTCAGGCGGCTCCCCGAAGGTCAACGGCATCCTGCAGGCGTCGTTCCTGATGAAGCAGGCAAACGATCCTGCTGTGGGCACGCGCGTCATCGTCGCAAGCGTGTTCGACAAGAAGTGGTGGTTCACCAACTACGGCGCTCTGACGTTCGTGGCGACCGGGATCAAGTCGAATCAGCCAATTCTGTTCGGCCTGCTGGGCAACAAGCTGTACCAGCTTTACCAGAACACCAATTCTGGCCCTGCGTGCTCGTGGCAGACCGCTCTGTGGCCGATGGAAGACCAGATTGCCGACAAGGAGGTCTTCCGCGCGGGCTTCGAGATGACGATTCAGCAGCTCGGCGCGAGCCTGTCGCTCAACATCGACACGCCGAACACGTCGACGCCGTTCCTCACGTCCGCTGCGCTCGGAACAGTGCAGTGGGCCAACAACTCGAGCCAGATAGTCCAGTGGCAGAACAACCTGCTGGTGAACGTGGGCTGGTATACGAGCAACTATCTTCTGTACTACGGAGACGCAGGCGGTGCTTTCGGCCGCTACGTGGGCCTTTCCGGATCGCTTGGGGCTGGGTCGATCCTGGAAGTCAACTCGATGATTATGGATTACTCCTTGCGCACGCGCTGGAGCGCCAGCAACCGATAGGTGGATAAGACATGGCAGCCTCAATCACAGTCCCTAACATATTTGCCAACCAGAGCGGTCCTATCCCT